GCGACGCATCCGAGAGTTTCGAGGGCTTCGTAAAGCTCATGTACCCCGACTGGGAACTTGCCGACTTCCAACTGGAACTGATCGACGCTCTCGATCAGCTTGAGCGCGGCACGCTTGGCTGTAACAACCTTCTAATCACAATGCCACCTCGCCACGCCAAGTCCACCTTCGGCACAGTCCTCTTTCCATCCTATTTCATGGCGAAGAACCCAAACCGCTACGTGATGTCCTGTTCATACAACAGCCAACTGGCTACAGACTTCGGCAGACAAATCCGTTCGGTTGTAGAAGACAAGACAATCCCGCAAGCCTTCCCAGACTTCCACCTCTCCACAGACAGCCGCGCCGCAGACGTCTGGCGCACAGAGGAAGGCGGCGCATATTTCGCAGTTGGTATCGGCGGCACTACATCTGGCCGTCCCGCAAACCTCCTCCTCGTCGACGACCCTATCAAAGCTCGCGAAGACGCAGAAAGCATGACCCAGCGCAACAAGACGTGGAACTATTACACCTCCGCTCTCGCCACGCGTCTTCAGCCAGAGGCAGACGGCACACCACCCAAGCAAATCGTGATCCTCACACGCTGGCACCCAGACGATCTTGCTGGCAGACTACAGGGGACAGAGGATTGGGCAGAGGGCCGATGGAAACACATCAACTTCCCCGCAATAAAAACCATAACAACAGGAAAGATTTCACGCCGCCACCTGCCAGAAGACGACCCCCTATACGTCAGCGCAGGCGAGCTACCAAATCTGTCGCCCGGTAAACGATACACCGAGAAAACAGAGGAAGCTCCACTGTGGCCAGCACGCTTCCCGCTCGAAGACCTCAAACGCCGCCAACGCCTCAACCCGCGCGAGTTCGCATCCCTCTATCAGCAACAGCCGTACATCGAGGGCGGTAACATCATCAAGACGGAGTGGTGGCAAAAGTATCCAGCCGACCTCTCGCCCGAAAACTTTACAACGCTGATCATCGCAGTCGACACAGCCTTCAAGAAAACAGAGACAGCCGACTTCTCCGTGGCCGTCACTGCTGGCATGGACAGGAACGGCGACATCTACATCGTCGACATTCTACGCGGCAAGTACGACTTCCCAGAACTCAAGCAACGCTTGATCCGCCTCAATACCAAATGGCGCGGACGTGGCCTCCGCGCCATGTACATCGAAGACAAAGCATCAGGTCAATCACTCATCCAAGAACTCAAGCGCGAAAGTGGGATGGCGATCATCCCCTATAAAGTCGTCCACGATAAAGTGGCACGCGTGAACGCCATCCTCCCAATCGTCGAGGGCGGCAGAGTATATCTGCCAGAACAGTCAGACTGGCTGGACGACTTTATAGATGAGTGCGTAACATTTCCGGGCGGCAACCACGACGACCAAGTCGACGCCGCAACAATGGCTATCGACGTCCTCTCGCGAACGTCTGTCAGCCCAGAAGCGTGGTCACTGCATTCAGATGCAAGCCAATCCCTTAACAACCAAGACATTACCGCCTTCGGTAAGTCACTCAAAACGCGCGTTGGATCAGCCCTTCCCAAATGGACAGGATGGGGTTTGTAAGGGACGACCAACGCCATTGACAAAGGTATTCTCGAACCATGAGTGTAAATGGCCCCAAGACACGTACCACTATCGCATCAGGCTCTGGCTATCGCAGTGCAGATTACACTGCTGGCCCGAACGAAGGTGTAGTCGTCGATCTCTCTGAGTTCGCCGAACAGCTAGTCGCGTATGAAGACATCTCGCATCTCCTGAACGACGAGCAGGAACGCCGCATCGTGGACTACGTGAAGTCTATGGTCGACATGTCCTACTTCAAAATCAGGAAACGCTATGACCACTGGAAAGAAGCCGACCGCGCCCACGACGTCTACGTCCGACCAGACGCGACAGACTTCAGAGAAAAAGCGGTCATCGCAGACACGCGAGCAATCGCGGACACAGTCCTTACCTACCTTATGGCCGCACTTTCTGGCCGTAACCCCATGTTCCAACTGGAAGGACTTAACCGTAAATCCCGTCAATCAAGCCTTATACTGGAACGTGTTCTTCACCAGCAAATGCGCCGAACAGCAGGCGAAGCTCGCCTTGCACAGCTATTACTGGACAGCATACGCTATGGCTTCGCTCCGACGAAGATCGTCTGGGACGCCAAGTCAAACCAGAACCAAGTCGTAAACTTCGACCCACGCCGTTGCTTCCCTGACCCCCGCGTAAACTGGGGCGACTGGGACAACATGCAGTACATCGTTTTCTCAGACTACGTGTCGTACAACAGCATTCTGTACAGCGGCATGTATCCTAAACTGAAAAAGTTCCCCGCTCTGCGCCACAAAATATCCCCGCCACGCAATGCGTGGAACGCACACCAGTGGCACAGAGAAGAAGGGCGAGGTCTTTCAATAGACCCCGCCCAACCCAATCAACGTGAACGCTTTGACCACGCGTACTTCACACTCGGCGACGCACGCGTCATCGACGAAGCGTGGGTACGTCTGTCAGGTCACGAGATCAACATTCCGACCATCGACCAAATCTTCCTTGTCGTAACAATCCTCGACGAGAATGTGGTCATCCGCTTCCAACTGAACCCATACGGTCAGCAGTTCCCAGCGGTAATCGGCGGTCTGTACCAAGACAGCCACAAAACTTATGGCCAGTCGCTCTACGATCTCATCTTGCCGATGCACGACATCGCAACCTATTTGATGCGCTCACGTATCGACAACATTAGCGCGGCTCTCAACAACCTAATCTTCGTTGACCCAACCCAAGTCAGCGTACCAGACTTGATCGACCGCAACCCATGGGGCGTCGTCCGCACTCTACCCGGCTCGAAGCCGGGTGACGGCGTCTTTATCGCACAAGTGCCAGACGTAACGCGTGGTCACTTCAACGACATTGGTGCAATGTCCGAACTTAAACAGCGCGTCAGCGCGGCTTCGGACGCACAGCAAGGTATGCCGACATCAGACGGTATCCGCACAGCCACTGAAATCCAACGCTTAACACAACTCGGATCACAGCGTCTTGGCGTCCTTGCTCGTGTCATGTCTGCAACCACAATCCGACCCATGGTCAGGATGATGGTCGCGAACATCCAAGACAGCCTTTCGATGGAAGGCTCTATCAAGATCGACCAGCAGAACATGCCGAACCAACTGTCTGGCCTCGTCGAAGACGGCTATCTCGACTACGACGTGCGCAAAGACTTGCAGGGCGACATTGACTACCTAGTGATCGACGGCACCCTGCCGCTCGAACCAACACGCAACGCCGAGACTTGGATGAACATGCTTCAGATCATGTCTCAAACTGGCCTCAACATGGAATACAACGCGGGTCAAATTGCAGAGGAAGCCATCCGCGCGATGGGCATCACTGACCTAGACCGTTTCCGCGTCTCCAAGGAACAGCTTCAACAGGATGGGCCAAGCCCCAGCCAGCAAATGCAGTTGATGGAGAAGATGCGTGGCGCGTCTGTACAGCCACAAGAAAACGTCCAACGCGAGGTAGAGCGCGGCAACCTCGTCCCTATGAGTGAGGCACGCAAAGCATGACCGCAAAAAAGACAACGCTCGCAACAACGATAGACCAGAAGGTCGTTGATTACATCAATGAGGTCGAGCGCGTACAGCAACTCGATCTTGATGCACGTGATAAGAAACGCCAGTCCGAAGTCGCAAGCCTAAAGGCAGAGATCGAGACAATGCGCAACCGCATTTCTGAACTCGAAGGATTGGCGAGTACCACCGCATTGGACGACAAGTATGCCCTTACTAAGGCAAAATTGGTGCGTCTAATGAAAGACATGGGATATTATGACTGATGGGTATTACGCGTCCTACAGGTGAACAGTTACGATTTCGCTCTCAATTCACGGGCGACCACATACTCGACACCTACCTAGAAAGTTCTGAGAAGGGCAGTCGCCAACTATCCGACTTGCTCGACGATTTATTTGATAGTAGCGGCACATTCCGTGCCGCCAACTTCGAGTTCCGTTTCGACGCGACCACAGACAAGTTACAGTTCCGCGTCGGTAACTTCGCATCTAGCACTGCTGGTTGGACAGACCTCACGACTTTCTTCAACATCACGGGCGCATTCAACGCATCAACAACTTACAACAACTTCGACGTAGTCACCCTGACAGACAAGGACGTATACATCGTCCATGGCCTTTCCTCTGGTACAACCTTCGCAAGCGAGGCCGCATTTGAGGCAAGCGCGAACACAGAGAAGCTAGTCGATGTATCCGAAGCCAGAGAGTGGGCATCCCAGACCACTGGCATTGTCCGCACCACAGACTACTCTGCCAAAGCATATGCAATCGGCGGTACAGGCGTCGACACTGGCGACGGCTCTGCAAAAGACTGGGCTATCAAGACAAGCGGCACAGTCGGCAACACAAGCGAATACTCAGCTAAATACTGGGCGACAGGCACCAACGTCACTACAGTCGTAAACAATATAGCGGACATCAATACTGTCGCTGGCGACATCACGAACGTCAACACAGTCGCATCCGACATAACCAACGTAAACACTACGGCAACTAACATTGCAGACGTCAACACAGTCGCCGCCGAGATCGGTGTGGGCCAAGACGTCACAGTCGTTGCCGCAAACATTGCAGACGTAGGCATCGTCGCCTCAGACATCGCCAACGTAAACTTAGCCGCAGGATCAATCGCGAACGTCAATACGGTCGCCACAAACATAGTCAACGTCAACACAGTCAGCGGCTCAATCACCAACGTCAACACGACCGCAACAAACATCGCAGACGTGAACACTGTTGCTACAGAAATAAACAACAACAACCTACAGACGGTTGCGGCAGACATCCAAGCTGTTATCGACGTAGCGAACGACCTGAACGAAGCAACATCAGAAATCGACACGGTCGCGAACTCAATCACAAACGTCGACGCAGTTGGCAACGACATTGCAAACGTAAACACAGTCGCGACAAACATCGCGAACGTAAACACGTCTGCAACCAACATTGCCAACATCAACACCGTCGCAGGCATCTCTGCAAACGTCACAACGGTCGCTGGTATCAGCACAGACGTAACCGCAGTCTCAACGAACAACGCTAACGTAACAATCGTCGCGAGCAACATCGCAGACGTGAACTCAGCGGCAACATCAATAGCAAACGTCAACACTGTTGCCGGGGCAATCAG